GGATGTTGGGCTGGTCGAAGTGGGTGCTGCGGAAACCGCGCCACGCAGGTGTCTTGATGCCTTGCTCTCGCTTGGCGGCGTTGTGCATGGCGCTTTCAGCGCCTCGGCGCTCTCGCCACTCATTGATGCTTCCGTCAACAGAATGGCGGTTGTATTCACCATCTGGGCGGCGAATACGAAACATCCCGCTGTCGGCTTGCTCAACAGACCACCCCGTAAGGTCGGGCTGCGCTTCCTGTTCTTGCGGAAGCTCCGGCAGCGTCAGCAGCAGCTCGCGGTAGTTCTGGCCGCCAGGGAGTTGGTACTTGCCGAATTTGGTTTCGTTGCCGCGCGCGTCCTCGGCCATCAACTGGCCTTCAAGCTCGTCCGCGTAGCCGCGCGCCGTTTGCTCATCGGCCGCCGAGTCCACCACGATCCCGTTGTGCAACACCTCCCACCCGTCGCCGGTATCGACGACCTCGACGTTGACCGTCGGCGTCTCGCTCAGCACCGTCTCCCGCACCTCCACCTGATTCGCCCGCACGAAGTCGACGAGCGCGGCCTTCGTGACCTCGCCCTGCTGCGAGTCGAGCCACGCATCGACGCCCATCCAGTCGCGCTCGGCCTGCTTGAACTCACCGCGGCGCTGCGCGCCGTCGAGCCAAGCCTTATAGGCCGCCGCACCGCCGCGCTTCGGCATCGTGCCGTTCTCGACCGAGCGAACGAGCGCGGAGTAGAACGGGTCTGCGCGGTTGCTGAAGCGGATGTCGGGGTTGTTCGGGTCGAAGGTGCCGCGGTTGCCGATGACGGACTTGATCTGCTCGGGGCGAAACACTAGGTACTGTACTTCGCCGGTTGATGACGTGAATATCACGCCGTCGTACCCCAGCTTCTGTAGCTTGGTCGGTCCATCGGCACGAGCCTTATTCCGGTCGCCCGTTATCAGTGGGTTTTCCATTCGCAGGTAAACCGGCATGATCGACTGAGACTCACCTCGCGATCGATCAGCAAACATCCCGGCAGTGTCCGGATACGGGGTGAAATAAATGCCCCTGCCAAGCTCGCCGCTGGTTGTCTGGAACTCAGCAAAATCCGACTTTGTGCCGTGGTAGACCACCAGCGGCTCGCCGCGCTCGTCGACCACCTTTGAGTCGCCGAACCATTGCCTAAACTCCGGCGTGCTCGTGACGTCACGGTTGCTGAACCGCATCCGATCATCCGCATTGTCGAACGTGCCGATGTTGTCAATCGACTTGACCTGATTCGGCATGAAGGCGATGACGGTGCCGTCGGCGGGAACGACGATCCCGTCGTAGCCAGCGGCGATGAGCTGCGCCTTGCGCTTGCGCGCGTCAGCGACGGTCTCGAAGCTGCTGAACTCCTCGACCTCCATCCGGTACGGGCGCTCGATGCGGGCGTGCAGGGACAGGACGGTGCCGCCGTCGGCGTATCTCTCGGCAGCAGCGCGTCGCGGAGTCATAAAGATGCCGAGGCCGCTCGCCGAGTAGCCAGTGTTCTCGCCGGCGCGGCTCACGTCGAAGGCGTCGAAGGCGCCGCGAGGCGATCCGTGGTACAGCTTGATCGGCTCGCCGTTCGAGCGGCGCATCTTGCTCTGGCCGAACCATCGGGTGAAGAACGGCGACCGCGCGCCCACGTCGCGCCACAGACGCGCAGCGAGGTCGCGCATCGTCGACGACGATACCTCGGTATCGGTCAGGCCGGCGGTGCCGACGTAGCTCGTGAAGTCAAGCTCCTCGACCTCGATGCCGGCGGCGTTGCTGAAGCGGATGTCACCACGCGCCTGCGCGGCGTTTGCCTCGTCAGGCGTCATGCCGAAGCGGGCGGCTTCATCGGGAGTCACGGGACGTTGGCCGTAGGCACCTACGTTGCCGATGGCGGACTTGATCTGCTCTGGGCGGAAGGCGACGACGACCTTCGATGGGGTCGCGTCACCGTAAACCCCGGCGCCGTCACGAATGTTGTCAGCCACTACGCCGTCATAACCCTCTGTTTTGGCGGCGCGGTTAACGTCCGTGAATCCGATCTGTGGAGTGCTTCCTTCGCGTCCGCGAAGGATGTTTCGCTCATCGAAATGGCGCGTGATCTCTGGCGGAAAAATGGTGATGGGCAAAGACCACCATTGCGCTCCTCCTGCATCGAACTGATATGGGCGCGTCACGCTCAGGTACACCGGCATCACGTTGGGAGTGCCATAGCGCACGTCACCAGCGTACTCCCCCGCACCCTCCGGGTCCGATGTGAAATAGTGCATGCGATCTTGTCCGCGGCGCCCCTCTCTGTTGAAGGCATCGAAGGAATGGCGCGTCCCGTGGTACATCACCATCGGCTCGCCGTTCTCGTCGACGATCTTCGAGTCACCGAACCACCGCCGAAACTCCTCCGTGTCCGTCACGCTCTGTCGCGCAGCGGCCGAGAATCGAGCCTCCTCGGAGTAGCCCTTGCTGTGGCTCATGCTACGAGCGGCGGCAGCGATCATCTCGCGCAGCTCGCTGGCGCTGAACTGGACATTGAAGCCCATCGCGCGCAGCGTGCGTCGGGTGGACGCCATGATCCGGCCGAGGACCGTGCTGCGCACGCCTCGCTCGGCCATGATGGCGATGGCCTCCGCGGCGCGCGTGTCGGCATCGGCGCCCGGGTAACGCTTCGCGACCTCGACCGGCAGCCAGTCGCGTGAGCTGTCCAGCAGCGTGTTGACCTGCTTGACCAGCGCGGGCCAATCGCGCTTCCCGACCATGCCCTCGACGCCGGCGTGACCGATCGCCTCGTGCGCGAGAAGGCGGTAAGCGTCCCGCACGCTGTCGACCATCGAGGCCGCGATGTAGATGTCGTCACCGACGATCACCGCCTCGGACAGCTCCGGGTTGAATCCCGAGCTTCGCTTCACGGCATCCGGGAAGTCGTCAGGCGTCGCGACCACGTTCACGCGGACCTTCCAGCCGCGCGTAATCGGCGCGTACAGGGACCGGATGACCTCGGCGCGAAGCGACTGCGCGGGCGCCGAGGCGGCGTTCGAGAACTGCGCGCGCGCCGGCAGGTCTTTCGCCAGCGCGTCGGCCTCGGTGTTGCGCCCGAGCGCGCGCAGCAGTTCGACGGCGTTCCACCGCTCCTCGGGGTCATTCGACCCGCGAAGCTCGGCGATCGTCTCGGACAACGTGCTCGCGATCTTCGGGCGCTGCGGCGGCGCCGGCGGGCGGAAGCCCGGGTTCTTGGCGATCTCGTCGCGAAGGGCCTGCAGGCGGTCCTTCGTGCGCACCACGCGGTACGACGGGCCGCCCGGGACGCTGAAGGTGGCGAAGTCGGTCGCCTCGGTTGAGCCGAACGTCCATGACCCGGCCGGACCTCCCTTCTCGCTCCACTGCGCGCCTTGCAGCGCGCGCGCGGCCATCGCCTTGGCTGATTCCATGTCGGCAGCGGTGGCGATGGCCTTGGCGCCAGTGCCGGTCGGCGTCACGGCGTAGCTGTCGCCCTTCTTGACGATCTCCAGCACCGGCTTGCCGTCCATCGTCACCGGCGTGACCTTGTTGCCGCGGCGGGTGAACGACTTCCCGACCTTGAGGGCCGCGGCAGGAGAGTCCAGGGCGCTGGCGATGGCCTCGTCGATCTGGCGCAGCAGCGCGGAACGCATCTCGGCCGGCGGCATGCGCTGGGTGGTCGGGGCGCGATCCGAAACTGATGGAGCGATCTTCTCGACCATCCCGCTGCTGACAGCTTGCGTCCACTGCCGTCGACTGAGGAAGGTTCCACTATCGCCGCTCACCCTCCGGACGTTGACCTGCCCATCACTGGCTGACTCGATCCTCATGTCGATGCCGGCCGTCAGGTAGTCAAAGTCCTTGACCACTCTGAAGCGGTCACCAACAGCGTAGTTGGTTTCTTGCAACCAGCCTGGCGCGGCCTTGGCGGCGGCGCGCTTCGGCGCGCGCTTCGCGGCGGGCGCTGGCGACTCGGCAGCGGGGGTCGGCTGCTCGGCAGGCGCGGGCTCCGGTGCGGCGGCGGCAGGCTGCGCCTCGGGCTCGGCGGACGGAGCGGGCGCCGCCTCGGCAACGGGCTCGGCAACGGGCCGGCCGCGCGCAGCTCGCCCGGCCTTGCTGTTCGGGTCGTTGACCTCGACGAGATGCTGCGTGATCGGGACCGCCTCGTACCGCTCGGTGTTGAGCGCGTCGACCTTCTTGCGATCGAACGTCTCGACGATGACCTTACCGGTCGACTTCTCGCGGATAACCCAGCTCGTCGCGTCCGGAACTCGGCTCTCCGCTTCCGGCTTGGCCTCCTGTGTTGCGTCCTGAGTCGCGGAGCTTTCCGTTCGTTGCTCGACCATCCAGCGCGCAAACTGCATCCCGTAGGCGCCGGTCTGCTTCTGCAGCAGGTAAGAGCCGTCCGGAGCGACCAGCGCGTCCTGTTTCTCGCGCGTCTCGATTGTTGCGCCAGCCGCGACCTTCTCGCGAATCAGGTCGGCGAGCTTGACGACCCGGCCGTTGTTTCTTACCTGCCCGCGCAGCGCCGCACCAGCTTTCGCAGCCAGCATCGGTGACTTCCGGGTCTTGGCGAACTCGTCGATCTCGTCGGGCGCACTGGCCTTCGTAGGTTCGGCCTCGGCGCGCGCGCGAGAGCGCGTAAGGGCGTTTGCCCAATCAACGTCCTCCTGCGACCGCTGCACGTTCGGCGTTGCCCGGATTCGGGCGAGGCGCTGGTCGTCGGTCTCCGGCTCTGCGGAAGGCGCGGGCGCACCAACTGCGGTCTCCTGCTCAACGGCAGGGGCCTGGGGACTACTGGCGGGCCGCTCAGCAACGGGATCGGCGACGACCGGTACCGACGGCTGGGCCGGAGTCTGCGCGGGGGTGTCCGCCACTGCAGGTGGCTGAACGGTGTCCGCCTGCGGCGCGGCCTGCTGCTCGACGACCGGCGCGGTTTCCGCCACAGCGGTGCGCTGCTTGGCCTGCTCGACACGCTCGGCGCGCAGCTCGCTCATCACGCCCTTGCGGATGGCGCGCGCCTCATCGATCGGGATGCCGAAGGTCTTCGCGATGAAGTCCGTGGTCTGCGGCTGGCCGGTCCGGGCCTGATTGCGGACGGCGGTCCTGATCTCCTCGGGGGTCTGGCGCTGGCGCGTCAGAACCTCGCCGGTGGACGGGTCGATCACATCGGCGATCTGGCGGCGAAGCACCCATTCCTTCGGCCCCTGCTTGAACACGCTGAACCCCGGCCGCTGGCGGGCGGCGGCTTGCGCGGCCAGCTCGGACTTGAACGGGTTGCCGAGCTTCGACATCACCACCTCGAAGCGCAGTTCGATCACGCGCTCGGGCTCCTCGACGACGCGGCGGTCCTGCGCTGCCTGCTGGTCGGCGATGGGCGGCGCCGGAGGCTGGCTGGCGGCCGTCGGTTCTGCCGCGGGCTGCGTGGCGGCGGGCTGCGTGGTCGGTTGGACAGGCTGCTGTGCCGGCCGGGCCGGGATCGTCACCTCGCCGCGCGAGCTGCTGGGCGGCGGGACGATGATCGACGGCTGGATCGCACCAGTCTTGAGCGCGGTGTCGACTGCGCGCGAGACCGGGCCTTTCGCCGGGTCAGGGACGAAGCCGACCGCCCGCACGGCTTCCGCCGGCGGCGGGCCGGGCTGCACGCGCGGGGCGCCAGCAATCGGGCCGGGCTGCACGCGCTCGCCCGGGTCGGCGGCGGGCGCTTGCGCGATCGGGGCAACGGGCTCCGGCGCCACCTGCTCCGGCACCACCTGCGCGGGCGGCTCCGGCAGCGGGTTCTGCTCCACCATCCGCGTGACCGGGCGGCTGTTGCTCTCGTTCTGCGCCGCGCCCGGCACGACCGGCACGAGACTGTCGATGCTGGCGTTCGGGATGACGCCGGCGTCGAGCTGCGCCAGCATGTCCTCGGCGGTGATCGGCGCGCGCGGCTGCTCGCGCGGGGCGATGGCGCCAAGCGCGCCACCAACGGCCCCGCCACCGACGGCTCCGGACAGCGCCTCGAACGCGGCCTGCGACTGACCTTCGGCGCTGAACGGATCGCCGCCGCCGGCGGCCTGCTCGATGAGGCTCTGCGGGTACTCGGTCGCGCCTTCGATGCCCATGCCGCGCAGCATTTCGCGGCCTGCGTTGGTGAGGCGGCTGTCGCCCGGGCCAAGCCGGCCGCCGCCCTTGATGATCGCCGCGGCTGCGCGTTCGGGACCGAACTGCTCCAGCAGGGACGACGCCGCGGCACCGAGGAGCGCCTGCGGGATGCTGTCGATCCCGTTTTGCTCCTGCTCCGCGCGGATCGAGCCGTAGGACTGGATGCCGGATGCGAGGAAGCCGCCGACCTCCTCGCCGATGTTCTGCCCGGCCTGACCGGCGCCGAAGCGCGATCCGATCAGGCGGCCAAGGCCGGCGCCGGCGGCGCGGCCGGTTAGGTTGACCGCCATGTCGACCGGCGTCTCGGCGACGGACTGGACGACGAAGTCGCCCGGGTTCTGAACCGCCTCGCTGACCGAGGTCACCGCCGGCGCGTTCTCGGCAATCCGCTGCTCGCCGGACTCGACGAGGCCGGTCTCGATGCCGGCGTCGCTCAGCGCGCGACCGGCCGCCGCTTCCGTTTGCCCGACCTTGCGGACGACCGACGATCCGGCGATCTCGCCGATCCCCTGTTCCCAGCGCCAGCCTTCCGGGAGCTTCGGCTTCGCCTGACTCTCCCCGCTGCTTTCGACCCACTGAAAACCATCGGGGAGTGTCGGCTTCATTCTGCAGGCTCCGGAGTTCCGTCAGCGCGGATGTTGTAGAGCTTACCGTCCGGACCAGTGGCTTGACCAACGATCGGGCTGGACGCGGCCTGCGGCTGCTGCCCGTTGAACGGGTTGAACACCGGACGCCCGTTCGTATCGACAAGACCGCGCGCCGTGATTGGCGAGCCGAACTCATCGATCCCGCCCGGGAAGTCTACCGGGTAGAGCTTCTGTTCCTGCTGACCACCTTGGAGCATCTGCAGCATCCGCCCGGCCTGCTGGCCTGCGTCCGACTCCGGATCAGCGGCGAACTGCTCCATCAGCGCGTTGATGCGCTGCTGGCGGCTGACTTCGAGGTTGGTCTTCGCGGTGTCGGCTTCCTTGAGGCCGGCGTCGGCGACGTCGGTCGGCGAGAACGTCGGCCCCTGCCGGCGGGTGTCCGGCACCTGCCCGGCTCCGAGCCCCTGCACGATCCCGGCTTCGGTGCGCAGCGCGTCGGCGATGACCGCGGCTTTCCGGCGCTTGCCTTGGAAGATGGCCGTGTCGAATGCGGAGCGAAGGTCGTCGATGCGCTGCTCGGCCCGGTCTGCGCGCCCGCGGCGCTCGCTGATTGAGCTGCGCACGAGGTTGCCGAAGTCGGCGTCCTGCGCCGCGTTCGTGGCGCGGATGCCGTCGATGATCGACGTCGCCCGCTCCTGCGCGGTTGGCTGCCGAGCGGACGGGATGGTCGTCACGCGGCCTGCAAGTTCAGCGGCATCGGCTTCCGTGATCTCGCGCCCGTTGAACGTGCCGAGCACGCGGGGCTTCGCTGGTTCACCCGCTGCGGCAGGCGATCCTGCGGTCGCCGCGGTCGCTGCTGCTGCCGCGGCCGGGGCGGCCGGAGCCGACTTCGGCGCGCCGCCGTCAGTCGAGTAGGTCTGGCTCGTCCGGCGGTCGGCGAACATCTCGCGGAACGGACGCATGTCCGCGCCGGCGAGGTTCGCGATGTCGACAGGGATGTCGAGAAGTGCGGCGCCGAAATCGCTCAGCACGCCAGCGCCGCGCACCGCGACGTCGCGAGCGGTGCCGCTGATGGTGTCCTGACCGGCCAGCGCCGGGTCGAGACCGAGCCGGGTGTAGTAGTCCGTCGTCGGGCGCTTGAAGGAGTCGATCGCGGAGCCAATGGCGGTGCCCGCGGCAACACCCGCGGCCGTCGGCCCGCCGACGCGGTTGGGCGCCGATGGCGGCGCGACGAACCGCTTGCCCGCATCTACCGCAGCCCGGGTCGCCTGACCGGCCGCCTGACCGACCCGCGAAGCGGTTCCGCCCGCGGCCGGAGCGGCCGTAGCAGGGGTCGCGGCAGTGGGCGTCCGGAACCGCGCATCCTGCTGCGCTCGCGCGGCAGCCACGTCTCGGTCGACAGGGCTCGGACGCTGCAGGTCGCTGCGCACCTGTGAGCGAAGATCGGAAGTCGCCACAACCGGAGGCCGGCGCGCGATCGGCGCAGCGCCTTCACCAATCCCGGCGACGACCGGACGCGCGGGACCGGCCGGTGGTTGGCCTGCGATCGCGCGGGCCTGTCCGGCTCCAATCGGCTCGGCTACGCCGGTTCGAGCGCGGAGAACCGCTCTCGCCGCTTCGCCGATGTCTTCAATGTTCTGCATAGGTCACCTTAGAAGCTGGGGTTCGGGTCTTCGCCGTCGTAGTTCCACGTCTTGCTCTGCGAGAACGAGGTGCTGAAGTTGTCGCTGACGCTTGCGCTGCCGGACAGGCTGGCGCCAACGTTGATCGCTGCCATCGCGCCGGCGGCAAGCTGCGCCGCGGAGCGGCCGGCAGAATCCAGCGCAGCCTGCTGCACGCGAGCGACCTCGATGATGCGCGCGAGCTGGGCGTCGTACTCCTTGACCTCGATCTCGTAGTAGGCGAGGTTGTTGCGCAGGTTGGCCTCCTGCACGCTCACCGCGAGCTGCCGGTCAGCGGTGTCGCGATTGATCTCCGCGGTGAAGCGGCCCATCTCTGCGCCGTAGGCCGCAGCGGTCGCCTGAATCGCGTCGCGCTGCGCAGCGATGCGCCCGGACTCGGCCTGCACCAGAGCGGCGAACTTCTGCACGGACGCCTGCACGGCCTCGATCCGCGCTTGCAGCACCCGGATGCGAACGTTCGCCTTCGCCTCCTGCGCGCTCACCGTCGCGGCGAAGGCGCGGGCTGCTGCTTCGTTGCCCTGCGCGAGCGCACTCTCTGCGCGGGTCGACGCCTCGTAGGCGTCGAACGCCAGCTTCCGGGCCGAGAGCTTCTGCGTGTACGCCTCGACGTCGACGCGGTACGCCTCAATCTGCGCACGGACGACGTCCGCCTCGGCCTTCGATGCTTCCACTCGCGCGCTGTAGGCTTGGATGCGGTTCCGCATCGCCTCGACCAGCGCGTTGAAGATCGCGACCTTCTGCTGGTTCAGTTCACCGCGCACGCGAAGCCCTTCGAGTTCGATGCGCCGCCCTTCGAGCACCGACAGCGCGGCGCGGGTCCGCGTGTCGAACACCTGCACCTCGGTCTGGTACGCCTGCATCCGCGCGTTGAACGCGGCCACCAGTGAGTCGTGCAGCCGCAGGTCGGCCTCGACGCGGAACCGCGCGGCCTCGAACGCTCGCTGCGCGCTGTTGTTCCACACGTTGATGAGCAATTGCTCCAGAGCAATTCCGTTGGTCACAGCGAACCGAAGGTTCTCGATCTCGACGTCAGTTGCCTTGATCGTCAGGTCGCGGTTGACCGCGCTCGCCTTGAGGCGGTTGTCTTCGCGGACTGCGTCGATCGCGCGCACCATCATCCCGGGCGGCGCGTCGAAGCCCTTGGCAGCGAACTGGTCCGCCACCTCCTGCTCCTGCTTGACCGCCAGCATGTCCTCGCGCGCGCGACTGCGGGCGAACAGCGCGGCCTCGACGTCGGGAGGAAGGCCGGTGCCGCCGGCAAGCATTTCCGACACGCGGGCCTTGACCTCGCTCAGAATCTCCCGGCTGTACGGCTGCTCGGACCAGTCGAGCGAGGCCGACGGGGGCACGACTTCGTACTCCGGCGCGACCGCGGTGAAGGTCGGCATCGTCGGGAAGGTAAAGGACGGGATCGTGATGTCGTCGAGCGCCTGCAGCGGCGGGACGGTCGTGTCCACGTCGAATGCGGGCACTGTGATGCCGTTGACGTCAGGCCGCAGCGGCTCGCCTGACGTGTCGATCGGGCCGGGCGCCGCCGGCCGCTGGAGCCGGTACGGCTCGCTGAACTCGCCGACGTCGATGTCGATGTCGTTCAGGTCAAGCGGCAAGTCCTCGAACGGCGGAAGGTTCAGCGAGGAGATGTCGCCGAACCGGGCCGGGCTCGGCGGGGCAATCTGAGCCTGCGATGGCTGCCTGATCTGACCGAGAGGGAAGCGCGGCGGCGTCGACTGGAGGGATACCTGCAGCCCCGACAGCGCCGAGATGACCGAGTTCGCGACCTCGATCGCCGCGTCGGCGCGGGCGGCCATGTCGTTGATCTCGGAATTGACGATCTGGTACGGCCGATCGTAGTAGTTCGTCCCGTTCGCCATCAGACTCTCCTCGCGGCCTCATCGACCATGATACGAAGGTCGAGTAGCGTGAACTGCGCGCCAGTCTGATTCGAGAAGCCGAACTGGTAGTAGCGCGAGCGCATTCCGCGGCCGAGCTTGGCCCGCCCCGGCGTGGGCCACGAGAGGGCTGGCCGAGCCGGTAACGGGAAGGTGTACGTCTCCGGCGTTCCGTCCTCTGCGCCGGTCACCGTGACGGCGACGCCGCCGTTCGAGGTGTAGCCGGCGTAGCAGTAGCGCGGCCTCGCAAGAGGACCAATGTCCCGAATCGCGGTGAGGATGCTGGCAGGCACCTGCGCGCCGTTGTCCGTGTCGCCGCGCAAGGCGAAGATCGAACTGCCGGCCACGTACAGCGTGCCGTCGATCTCGGCGATCGAGTTCACGTCGAGCCCGCTGTACCGGCTCATGCCCCACGTCTCGGCCAACGCCGTCCACGCGACCCCGCCCGGCACGTACAGCTCGTCACGGACGAAGGTCTCGATCAACACCACGTTGACCGCGGTCAGGCTGCCGGCCGTGACGGACGACGCGGCCGACCGGTCTACGACGAGCTGCGTGGAAAGGTTTGCCTGCGTCACCTGAACCGACACGGTCACCCCGTCGATCGGAAGGTCGACCACCGTTCTGACCTCGACAGCAGGATCGGCAACGGCCACCGCATCCAGTACCAGCGAGACCATGAACTGCGTGGCCTCGTCCGACAGCCTCGGGCTGTCGACGATGTTGTTGGCGACATCAACGGGGGCCGACACCACGACAGCCATCGTTGACGAATCCGAAAGCGCATTCTGGATCGTGGCCGCCAACGCATCGGCGATTCCGGACTGGTCGACCTGCAAGTTGGACAGCCACGACGCGAGCGCATCGCTGGTCGCGCAGTCATCCGCAACGAGCGTGGAAGCGACAAGCGACTGCTGTGTCAGCGACGAGACCTGAGCCTGATCGACGACCATCGAGGCCGCGGTCTCTGTTGCCGCCACCGCGATGCCAGAGGTCGACACCAGTAGGGCGGCGACGACCGCGGCGAGCGCGTCCTCTGCACGCATCGACTCCGACAAGTGCGCGCCAGTCACGTCCGTTCTAGCATCGGACGCGGAAGTGGTATCGACGACGTAGTCACACGGAATCGACATTCACCACCCCCATGAAGGTCACGCCATTGTTGATGTAGCTCGGGCTATTCGGTAGACCGTGAAGCGCGTTAATGCCGTCGTTGATGTTTCGCGCGTACACGACGGCATCCCCGGTCCCAAGGACAGTTCCGGTCGCTTGGATTCTATCGGGGTCACCGCCTTCAGGGTCAGGTGACGGCCTGAACCACCTGTAGCCGAGAAACCATGAGTCCTGCCCCTCACGGACTTCGTTGTACGTAAGGATTGGGGTCTCCTTCCCGGAACAGACGAGGTGCACAGTCAGCGATGCTTTCGACTTCGGCGGCTCAATCTCACCGGGGATGTTTGGTAGTGAAATGCTGTACGCCATCGGTTCAATCTGCTGGCATATCGTTGCCCATGGGCCGTTGTCAGCATCATCACTGCACAGACCGGGACTGTACCCTCCTGCTGAAACTCTGCGAACGCTCGGACTTCCACATCCGGCCGGATGCTGCCTGCCTTGGATGTTGAAGAAGTTTCTCCAGCCTAAGTAACTCCACGGGTCACGAACGTTCCGATAGAACACCGTCTTTGATCTTGAGACGCTTCCGTAAGAATCCCTGACGGCGTAGTAGTAAGCCTCACGAAACCAGCAAGGAATTGCTATCGCCGCTCCGTACCGCCTATCAGTCCATGAGGTCGTGCTTGTTGTAATCCTGAATCCGCGCTCACGAAACATAAACGATGCTTCGAGGTTTTCCGGGCTGTCGCCGAAAGCAACGCGAACGTACCCAAGGTCGTCGCCCTTGATTCTTGACTCGGTCAGATTTTCCCAAGTCTCCTGCCTGTCGTCGAACGTCTCGGTGTAGAACCCGGGCTGCACGCCGTACTGGCCGCTGAAAGTTCTGCTGAACCAAGAGCCCTTGTTCATGCACTGCTCGAAATCATTCTCCTCTCCGCTGCGGTTATCGGTAGGCCCCTTGTAGAACTTCACGACTCGAAGTTGCTCGCCACTGAAAAATGCGTGCATAACGGTATCGCAGTATTGCTCGCCACTCACCGGGATCAGCGGATTCAGTGGGGTCATGTCGTGAGATAGGATGTCGCCACCAAGCGTAGGGAACTTGATCTGCGGACTGAAGATCGTAGGCCAGTAGACTTTCCCCTCGCTGTGCTTCCCGATGGCGGCAGAGAACACCGCGACCGGGTCAACAACCATCTTGTCAAGCTCACCAAAAGCATCATCGATCTGCGCGCGCATCAGGTCAGATACCTGATCGTCCGTGAGTAGGTCGATCTTGAACAGCGCAGCCTCGATGCGGCGAGGAAACTCTCGCGCCTTTGAGGCGATCCTGCGCTTCAGGGCGTCGGCGTTGGCCGGAGGCTTGATCTCCCTCACCGCGCCAACGTTCAGGTCAATGCCGAAGTGGACGCCACGCTGCACCCGGTCACCGCCGTAGCGCCAAGCGGTGTTCGTGGCCTTGCGACCGCTGTCGCTGAAGGCCCAGCCGAGCATCGTGCTGTACGGCGAGTGGCTGTAGAACTGAGCTACATCGTCCGCATCGGCACCGCGCAAGATCATCCCGGCCCTGACTTTCGCATCAAGCTCCTCGCCGCTCGGGAACGGCTCACCCGTCGGCAGGCCACCGAACAGGTCCAGCACCTCCAGCGTGAACCCGTCTGCCTTGTCCTCTGCCTTCTTGCGGAACTCCTCAGTGATCGACCCCAGGTGCCGGCGCATTGGCATGGCGTGGATGCCGACGCCAGACCGAACCTCGACGATCCACCATCGCCCATCCTGCGCGCGCGTGAGTCCGTGCGTGCGGTGCCATCGCCAGTCGTAGGGCACCTGCAGTCCGTTCTTCGCGGTGTCGCGCTCGAACTTCGTCGGTGGCGGGTCGAACGTCTCGTCAGGCCGCAGCACAAGCTCGCGGCCGTAGATCGACTTCTTGGCCTGCTTGCCGTACCCGAGGAGCATCTGCACCAGTCGCTTCATCGTCCCGCTGTAGAGCGTGGGGCGAAGCCGCGCCGACTGCGCGAGGACAGGTGGCGGGCGCCTGTTCTCCAATTGGTCGCGAAGCCTTTCGTGAGGCGTAATCGCAAGCCGCTTGACGGGCTGGGGGACCATCGGCATGCCGAACGCAATCGCGCACTCGCGCGTCGGCAGGAACGACTTCAGGAGGCCGCCGTCGATCGAATTGTCGAGGCCGGCGCCAGAGAGAAAGTCAGGGATGGTCAGCCGGTCGATCTTCTCCGGCTCGGCCCCGGGCGGCGCGAGCGGGTTGGCGTGTATCTCGATCGTCGCCACCCCGCCCGCGATCCGCGCGTAGCAGTAGACGTCGTCGGACAACGGGCCGTGGTCGCCGCCGGAAGGAACCCCGCCGGCGTCGAGCCGCTGCTGAAGCCGGTTGAGCATCTTTCGGGCGGCCGGAAGGAACCGCCGCCCGATGGCGACATCGCCGACGATGGATACGTTGGCGATGTCGCGACGCATCACACCGCGCTGAAGACGAAGCGGTAGCCGACCTCGTAGCTGTCGCCGTTCTGGAGCTGACGGGTGTTCGCGTAGCGCGCGGCAGCCACCAGAACGCCCGACGTCGAGCCCTTCGTCGGCTCGCTCAGGATCGCGGCGCCGTTCACGTTGAGCGTGCTGGCGGTGGCGATCGTGAACGCAGCCTTCGAGGCGTAGTTGTCGATCTGCGGCGTGGCCGCGGCGGCAACCGTGAACACCGGGCGCGTCGATTGCGTGTAACCCTCGGACCCCGAGGTGATCTCGCTTGCGGTCGCGGGGAACGACGCGGCGGTCCAGTTCGCTGCCGGGGTGACGGCGCCGGCGAACAAGGCCACGTAGAAGCCGGCCTTCTTGTTGGTCGTGTGGAAGTAGGTGTTCAGGATGTCGACGAAGCCCTGATCCACCACGCGGTTCGTGTGCGAGGCCACGAGCACGCCGTTGACGTACTCGTCGAACACGCCCTGCGCACGAACAGCGCCCATCAGAACCACCCCGCCCTCGGATACGTCGAAGCGATCATCGCGGAGGGCGCCGGCGAGTTCGCGGTGGTGCTTGTGCATGTCCATCAGGGTCTCCTCATTTGACGATGGCAACGAGTCTGCGGTCATTCACCGCGATGCCGCCGGCCTGCGCGGCCAGTCGGATTCTTGCAGCCTGCGGCTCGGTCACGGTCCCATCGGCGCCGCCGATGACGAAGCCGCGGCCGGTGAGCCACAAAGCAGCCTTGCGCCCGCCGGCGTCGCCGGACAGGATCGATGCGGCGATCTCGATGTCGGTGCCTTCCACCGCCGGCTCCGAGCTGGTATCCACGACCTCCCACGCCGACGGCGCGTTGCCGCGCAGGAAGCGCACGCCCGCGCTTGTGGACACGAACACGCCAGCGTCCACCGGCCGCACCATCGTGATGCGGCCCGGCATGGTCACGAAGGCGTGACGGGGGTCGACCAGTCCGTAGCGCAGGGCCTCGGTGAAGTACAGGTGACGCCCGCGTGCGATCAGCAGGCGGCCGTTCCAGTAGCGCACGATCCGGCCGGGCGGCGTCCGCGCCATGTGCCGCGTGTCGCACACCTTGCCAAGCTGCCCGGCGCCGATCAGGTACTCGGTCATGCCGGCCGGAACCTCGGCCGCGCGGTACAGCACGTCGCCGTTCGCCTCGGTGCGGTAGACGCGCAGCGTCGTCGTGTGGCTCAGGCCGGTCAGGAGTAGCCCGCCGTTTGCCGCGACATCAACCATCGCGAGCGCGGACGCGGCGCTTTCCTCGCCCGTTGCGCTGACGTTGGTCACGACCACGCCGTATCGCCCAGGGAACAGCCCGCCGGCCGAATCGGCCGACAGAGCGAACGATGCCGGCTCTGGTACGCCGAGCTGACGCACGCCGGTCGGCGTGATCTCGCCGATGGTGCCCGAGTTACTGAACACCACCCGGTTCATCAGCTCGGTGTAGCTCACCGGCTCGGCACTGGCGAGCGTCATCAGCGGAGTCAGCGTCATCGTCCCGCCAGAGAGAGAGACCCGGTTCAGCGCCGCCCCGACCATGCAGAACGCGCCAAGCCTGCACGCCCACAGGGAATGGGCCGCGGCGGCATTGGCTACCGTGAGCCCCGGCCGGCGCGATGGCTGGCCGGCGCGATCGATGTCGACGTTGACCGCGTCTCGAAGCGAGATCACGCGCCCACGATCGTCCGCCGTCAGCCGGTTGTCCGGCGAGACGTTGTCGATCCCGAGAGGCCATGGGCCGAGCGTGACTTCACCCAACGCTGTGCGCTCCTACGCTGCCCGCGATGCTATTTGCGGCCACACCGCGCGCGAGCATCCCGCAGGTGTGTCCGGGCGGCGCAGCGGCCACCGGAAGGCCGAACTCGTCCGCGTTTGCCGGCGAGGCGTAGACGGGGAGAGCCCCGACGCCGAGCCGATTGATCCGGTGATGACGGCCGGCTTGACTCTGGCGAGGATCGACGGGGTGCCGTACTCGTCGGGCCACAGCGCCCTCGCCATGATGATTCCGCCCTCGACCCGCTAGACCGATGGCGCGCCGAAGATAGCCGACTGCAGTCCTGCGACGTTCGCCTTGTGCTGAATCCGCGGAGGGATGATTGGCGGCGGGGCGACAGCGTCCGGGAGGATCGAGCGCACCGCGCTGCCGACCGAGGGCTGGCCGAACGCCGTGGAGGTCACGCCGGTGACCCCGGAGCGAGCGCGAGAGGTGACGCGCATGCGCTTTACGAACTCGCCAAGCGTCGGGCCGTCGGTGAACGAATCGAACCCTTCGACGGGAAGCTCGCGGACGCGGTACGCAATGAACGTGAGACCCGTCGCGAGAGTGTCGAACCCCTCCGCCGGGGTGTAGATCGGGGCGGTCGAGACCCACGGATCGCCGAACGACGGATTGGTGAACCCGCTGGCATTGATGTAGCGGGTGAAGTTTGCCACCCACGCGGTGCCGAACTGGCCGTTCGTCGCAGCCGGCCGAACCGTCTGCGTGGTATTCGGAGCCACGTATGGCCCGACGACCGCCACGCCGAACTCGGTAGCATCGATCCCTGACAGAAGCTCGATCGCGCCCGGGTTCGGGATGCTCGGCACTCCGATGCGGTCGGAGCGGAAGCCGGTCGTCAGTAGGCGTTGCGGGCGAGTGGACGCGAATGGAGTCCCGAACGCGGTCGTTGGGCCTTGCGGTGAGACAAAAACCACGCGGTTCCGGTTCGATACAGTCGGGCGGCCGACTCCAACTTGGAGCTGGAAGTCGACCGGCTCCCATCGCTTGCCTCCGTGATTATTGATCGCTTGACCTGGGGCTGTAGACGTAGCCCATACCGTCAGCGGTGATGCGCCATGGAAGCCATAAGTGTCCTGCGCCAGCAGTGACGGCACACTCACCACCCGAGCAATTGGGATTGAGTGCCGCGTCAGCGAGACGAAGTCCTCGAAGATGCCTCTCACCAGAATCGTGTTCGTGCGAGCCTCGGGTGTACCGAATCGCGCGAAGTTCTGCCCGGGCGGACGGACCGTGCTGTCGAAGATAGTCGGCGGCCTTGGCAGCTCCGCGGTGATGCTGGCCGGATACACCGCTTGCAACCCGGGCGGGTCTGGCGGGAACTTCTGCAGTAGCGCGTTTCCGAACGATCCGCGCACCGAGAACGGCCTGACGTAGCTTGTGCGGTCGCGGACCCAATGCAGGCCGACCCGCTCATCGACGTAGCCCTGCGGCGAAACGAACTGGTTTCGGTTTGCGACACGCGGCGCGCCGTACTCGCCGATGATCGTGAACGGGCGGACCTGCCTGTTGCGGTTCGCTACCGCGGTACTGCCGAACGTCGCCGACCGGAAAGACTGGACGCCGACGATGTTTCGCCTGATCTCAAGCAGGACAGCGCCGATGGCGTCCGGGACGTCCCACGATGCGAGAACTCGCTGAGGTGACACCGACGCGCGCGCGGACATGCTGACGCTAGCGGTGCGCTGGCCCGGGGGCGCGACGGTGATCGGCGACAGCGATACATACGGGGTTCCGTAGCGATCGAAGACAGTGACCGCAGGCTTGACGATCTTCGGCAAGGTGACGACGTGCGCCCCGAAGGCTTCCGCATCGAACCCGGGCGGACGGGCCACTCCAGCGGTATTGCGGACACTGGTGTTGAACCACAGCGGCGGTCGCGCGCTGTCGAACCCTTCGGCGAGCAGGCTGCGGTTGAAGTTCGACACCCATGGCTCGCCAACGGCGCCAAGGTCACCGGCGGTCGCGTGAACGGCGATATCGTCGAGGTAGACCTCGTGCCGGCCCCTGAGCTGTGTTGGGGCGATCGTGTCCGGGAAGACCTCGATGTTGCGGTTCCTGATCGATACCTGACCGAAGTCAGCTGGCTCGAAGTCGACCGCCGGCGGAAGGTAGACCTCTTGGTTCTTGTTGCGGACAAGATGCGACCCGAACTCAAGATCGAAGACGTGCGGCGCCCGAAACGTCTGGTTCCTGTTTCGCAGGGACGCCGTGCCGAATGCCGCGCCGAACCCGAGCGGACGGACGAACTGCCGCGGGTCGAACACGGCCGGGGGCGGGACGGACCACACCTCAACCCCGGGCGCGGTGATGCTTCGGTTGAGGTACGACACCGAAGCCGACCCGATCTCCGTCGCAACGAACGACGGCGGCTGGACCGAGCGGTTCTTCAATTGCGCGAGATGCGCGCCCACCTCGGCCGAGTCGATGTTGACCGGCCTGACGCGGCGAAGCCAGAAGTCCACCGACAGCGGCGCGCTGACCGCCCCTGACGTGAACCCGCTTGCAGTGATGATGCCGCGATAGTTGAAGACCTCATGACCATCCGCGGAGGCGAATCCATCAAGGCCGTTGACGAACACCTCCTTGTTGAAGTTGTAGGCTTCAGCAGAACCGAACGCCTGCGCCAGCAAGCCGGCAGGCTGTACGTACTGTAGGAAGTTCACTACCGAGGCCGTGCCGAACTGCTGGGCCACGAATCCGGCGGCATTCACCCGCTGCTGCGCATAGGCCGCCCCGGCACCGATCGTCGTCGCGATGAAGCCGGATGGGCGGATGTCGAGCGATGCGTTGCTCGCTCCCGGATCACCAACCACAGGGCTGTCGAGGCCGGCCGGGCGGATGTCGAGGGACGTGTTCGATACGTCCGCTGAGCCGACCTGACCGGCGATTCCTTGCGCGATGACCCCGAGCCCATCGCCGAAGGCGAAGTTGAACACCAGCGGCGGCGCCTGCGGCTCGCGCGGCACGTTGAACACGAGCCGAACCGGGTAGCTCGCGGCGCTCGGAGCGAAGACCTCCGATGTGACGAACCCGTCGATGTCGACGTACTGCGTCCAGCGAGCAATCGCAGCGCCAACGTCGGACGTGATGAAGCCCTGCGCCTCAACGAACTGGCGCAAGTTGTAGACGTTCGCCGTGCCGTAGGAGACAGTGCCCTCGACACCTTGCGGCTCGACAAACTGGTTGCGGTTGCGGACGTCAAGCGGCTCACCGACGGCGCCGGTTTCACCGAGGCTCTGCGGGTAGACCTCTTGCGTCGTCGCAACGACGAACGCAAGGGTGAGCGGAGACGATAGCGGGCTGTACCCGCCATCAACGAAGGTGAAGTTCAGCGGTGAGGATGGCGGCGAGTACGACATACCCGCCTCCTCACGCGGTTTGTGGGACTACCCTATCGGCGATGAGGGCGTTGTAGAGCACCCCGCCTTGCGGATCAAGAGCAACGACGAAATACTTACCAAGGTCCGGAGCCGCCGGCGGCGTTGGATCGACCCCGTGGATGCTGAAATATCCGGAAGCGTCAGCGATGACCTTTGCGATCAACTCGCCCGTGAGCCGGTTGTAGCACATGACCCGCGCATACGGGACCGGGGACACCCCTTCAAGTACCTGCCCGTTGATGACGCCATTAGACGGTATGCTGACGTAGCTTCCTCCAATCCACTCCGTCACAGCGAACCTTGATGACAGCGAGAGATGCCGAAACCCTCGCGCCGCTGCCAATCCAGACTGCCATCCGGCGTCGCGATACGAACTGGCGTCAACGAAGCCGCCGCGAACGACAACTAGGCTTGATGACGTAACGACAGGAAGAACGAGTGGCGCGGACAGGCTATATACGTGACCACTGTACCGCAGGCTTTCGTCAACCCAGGTCACGTTGTCATTGCTACGCTGGATCGCGAATGACCCACACCCAGTCGGTAGTGTAGTGCTCGACGCGCGAAGCAGGACTTCCGCGATCGCCTTGTTGTTTCCTGCGCCGAAGTCGTAACCGATCCAGCAATTGCTGTCGTTGGTCGTGCTGACCCAATCTGTTCCGGTGTTGTTGTCGAATGCATCTGCTGCAGTGCCGGTACTGCTGATGGCGGTTCCGCCGTTGCACTCGTCAGCGCCTCCCGCGGTGAGACGCATCTCGACCTCGGCAAACCTAGCGGTCCCCGTGATAGCCCCGAACCTGATTCGCCAGTAGCGGTACGACACCGATTAGCCCCAAGTGTCACTGATTTCAAGAAATACCTGACCGCTAGAGTTTTGATTGGCATTAAATGCCTTGAACCTGCGGCCAGCAAACGCGCCGGTTCCGTCGTATTCATCAAGGTCATTGAGTGGCTTGGCATGCGCCGGGCACCAGAGTCCCGGGGCAATGCCGCGCGGTGGCGACAGATACGTTGATGATGACTCAATGATGAACACAGGAACTAGGTACAGGCCGCCGTTAGCTGGCGCAGGAAACGGGATGTTCCCGACTGAACCCATGGTCGATCCCTCAAACGAGCCGACCCCGGCATTCGTGAATGCAGCATCCACATACCTAACAACCTGCAGCGAAGAACCGATCTGATTTACGGGCCTTGGGATGTAGGCTTGTTGCGTGCCCACGGTTGCGTTTGCCTGCATCCCGGAAAATAGGTTGTTCTGGTCAAGTCCGGACCCTCTACCGGCAACTAGGATCGTGTTGAACTCGTCTCCGCTTCTTTCGCTAACAAAATCACCAAACCACATCCAGAACATCTGATTTGCGCTGTCGAGGCTGACCCGGATGTAGATGATCGACCCGTTCGACACGGCAATCCACGGCCGAGCGGTTCCGTCAGTTGTTGAGGATTTTCCAACAAACATACCGCTGGCAAGTTGCGCCACGGTCGGGAACGGCCCCGTTCCGGTGTTGATGTCCGTCATCGCCTCGAATGCGCGGACATTGCTCGTACCGGTGGAGTTGTCATCGAAACGGAAGTAACGACGCTTGGTTCCGACGGGGCCGCGGAACACCGAAATGCTGCCGCTCGTGAAATCCTCGGTCCACGCATTGCCATTCACCACGGCCGGCGCAACCTTAATCGTGATCGTGCCGGTGGCTGGCGAGGCAGGCGCATTCGGCACGGTGTACGTGAACGTGTCCGCGCCAGTCACAGTGATCCGGAAGAACCCGTTGTAGTCGGCCTCACCCGCGCCGCTGACCTGAATGATCTGCCCGCTACGGTAGCCGTGCGAGTTGCGCGTCACCGTCGCCGTCGAGCCGGAGCGCGTGATCGAGACGCCCGTGCTGTGCGTGTTGTAGCCGTTGACCAGCACGGCTCGAAGCATCGCGAGGATGCCGCCTGACTGGCCGGTTACAGTCGGCGCTCCGGCGTCGGTCGAGTAGAACGTGTGGGTTGCCATGCGTCATGCACCTCGGTAGAGCACGTCTTCAAGCAGGGATCGTACTGCCGGCGGGTGGATGCCGTACCTCTCGGCGACTGAAACCGCGTGCGCGATCAGGTCATCAACGCGCTGCCCGGCCGGGTCTTTCTTCGATCGGCCCTTCAGAACCCACAGTTCCAAGTTCTCGGGGCGGTTGTCGTCACGGATGCCGTTCTTGTGGTGGACGCGCTCGTGAGGCAGAAGGTGGCGGCCGAGCTGCCTTTCCATGACGAGGCGGTGCTGCATGACGTAGCCGCGGTGATCTGCAGCAGGGTGACCCTTGGCGAGCTGTTTCAGGTAGCCGTTGGCGTGCCTGTTTATGCCGCCGCGCCACGCGGGGTTCCCGTTGCGCTGATTCTGGATCGTGCGCGCACAGGATCGCGAGCAGCACTCTTGCCGCGCCACCCGCGTCACGAACTCGCTGCCGCACGAGGGGCACGCCTTCGTGACGGGGCTGGCGCGCTCGCGCTTCGGCTTCTCGATCCTCGGGGCAGCAACCCTCACGGGCTTATTCCTTGGCCCCCTGTCGCTGCTGTACCAGCACTCAGTCGAGCAGAACTCGCCCGTCGTCCCTTTCGTCCTCACGAAGCCCTTTCCACACGTCCTGCACGTCGCCGACCCGTGCTTGCACGCTTCAGAGCAATACGCCTGCCGGTTGGATCGTGCCTCGAACTCGGCGCCGCAAGTGACGCAAGTCTTGATGCCCATGTCGCCGCCCTCTCTTGGAATGACGGCGACATACTAGCAGGGATGAGATTACGGCCTCAAGGTCTGAAAATCCTATTGGCCCCGTTATCCCACACGATGATGATGTCGCCGCCGTTGGGGGTGATCGGGAGCCCCGTCGCCGTATCGATGAACACCAGCGGGATGTTCTGCGTCTGGTCGACGCCGGAGACCTCCTTGTAGATCACCAGCGCCTCGATGGCGGAGCCGGCGGTGACCAGCGGGAAGGTGACGTCGTTCGCGTCGGCGGCCCCGTTGACCACGGCAAGGCCGGTGACGGTGATAGGCGTGCCGCGGAAGAACGGCGAGATGAAGCTCATGTTGTTGACGTCGAGGTCGACGGCCCAGCCGCCGGCGCCGGTGTCGACGAGCGCGATCTTGAAGGTATCGCCGCCGGCCTGCCAGTTGATCCCGGCCTGCAGAAGCGCGGTACGACCGCGGGTGAACAGTGCGTTTGCCATGGTGCTCTCCTCAGAACTCGGGTCGGATGGTCATGTCGCCGCGCTGCTCCCAGCTCGCGCGCTGAGCTTCGGTGAGCGGCGGGCCGAATGCGGCGGTGAACAGCTCCTCGTGCCTCGCGCGCTCGGCCGGCGCCTGCTTGTCAGCGTCCCGCGTGATGAGCGCGAGCATGGCGGCATAGTGCAGCATGAGGAGCTGGGTCTTTGTGTCGGAGATCGCTTCGGGCTCGTCGCTGTCGTCCTCCATGACCGCCGGATGGCGCAGCGTGGTCACGGTGTAGGTGCCGGACTCCACCGGGGCGCGGTTCAGCAGCAGGCGCTTGTCGCGAGGCTGGCTCAGGTCGAAGACGAAGTGGCTCGGGTGGCCGGTGCGCGTGCGCCACCCGGGCTGCCGCTCGTTGAGCGTCGCCGCCGATGTTCCGATGAGGCGCCGGCCGTCACTGTCTCGGACGACCGACTCGATGCCCCACACCTCAGCGTCGACCTCGAAGCTGACCGGCTGGCCCGCGGTGACCGGCATGCTCTCGTCGACGCGGAACAGCCGCGCGCGCTGGACTGCCTCAGCGTGCGCGGCGTTGATGTACCGGTCGAGCGAGTCCGAGGGCCACAGGTGCGGCTCGGCCTCGTCGTCGAGCATGCTGCGAAGCTCGGCCCGTAGCGCGGCCAAATCCATCAGTCGTCACCGTCCGCGGACGGGTCGACGTCCTGCCAGAGCCGGTAGACGTCCTCGCGGGCTGCGCGCCAGCCGAGACGCTTGTTGACGGCCGGGACGCTCGGGAGCCCGCCGGCGGTGAACTCGTCGCTACCGGGCTTGGCGTCGCGGTCGGCCAGCATAGCCCGGAGCACGACGCGAATCTGCTCGTCGCGATCGAGGTCGGACGCGGGCGGCTCGACCTTCTGCGCCGGCGGGGAGAGCAGGGTCGGGTCGACGCCCTCCGGGATCGCGCCCTCGGCCAGAGCCTCACGCACGAAGCGCGGTTCGACCTCGCGGGGCTCGGGGCCGATGACGATGACGTGGCCCGACGTCAGGGCGACGCGGACGGGGTCGTTGGTGGGACTGCGCATGCGAAGCATAGGTTCTCCCTCTTGCGTTGAAAAAAGGGGCGGGTCACCCCGCCCCAATGGGCTCCACCTGTGGTCAGGTAGCGGGTCAGCTCACCGTGCTGGTCGCGCGATCGAGGATAGCGTAGGTGATCTGCAGGCGCGAGCGGCCCGTGTTGGGCGTGCCGCCGCCGGAGGCCCAGCGGACGGTGACCCACGTCGGCGACGTGTAGACGTGACCGGTCGGGACCAGCGCGACGCGAGCGCCGGCGGCGCGGAAGTTGCCGTCGTTCAGGTAGCGGTTCTGCGAGCCTGCGTCACCGACGTCGATCACGTCGGTCGAGGTCGAGTTCCACGCCTGCTCCGTGACCACCTCGCCGCTGATGATGGTCGAGTTGGCCGGCATCAGGATCGCCTGCTCGTCGGCACCGGCGACAACGTCGGTGACGCGGAAGGTGACCGTGGCGAACTTGGGTTCGCTGCGTGCTTCGTTCTTGGTGATGGGCATGTCTGCGGTCTCCTTAGATCGCGAGGTCCAGAGCCAGCACGCCGAAGTCCTCGACGGTGTTGGTGTAGATGGACTGGAACTTGGGCTTCAACAGGCCGAACATCTTGTCGACGTTGATGCCCTGCTGGTTGCCGTAGTCGAACGTGTCCTCGACCCAGGACGGCGGGCCAAGGTCGACCATACCGAGGGCCTGCGAGCCGCAGACCAGCGTGCGGGTGCCGTTGACGTTGCCGCCATTGCCCCACTTCGAGCCGCCGGCCGCGTTGCGGGTCGAGTAGACCAGCCGGTGCTCGTGGATCACGAGGCCGTCGACCATGACGGTGCCGCCGGTGAACCACGGCGAGTTCTCGCCCTTGTTGGTCGCCACGCCGACGACGGCGCGCTGGTAGTCCGGGTCCTGCTTGAGCTTGGCGAGCGTGCCCGGGCCGACGAACCACACGTAGTATTCCTTACCGCCGCTGACCAACGGCTTCAGGTACGTGTCCTTACAGAAGGCGATCACCTCGGTTATCATCTTGTAGCTCGGGACGTGACCGGAGTCGATCAGGGTGGTGTCGCCAGCCAGCAAGGCGGTGCCGTTCCACCGGCGATGCCGGTTGGCGGTCGGCGCCGAAACCTGGTTCGCGAAAGCGAGCTGCGGGAACGGCGAGTTGAGGCGCGGGGAGCCGTCGTTCTTCAGCGCGTAGCTGATCCCGGACAGAGTCAGGAACCAGAGCTGGTCGATGCGGTTCGAGAGCCAGTAGGCCAGCTTGTTCTTGCCCTGCTCGCGAAAGCGGATGACCGTCTTCTGATCGGCCAGCTTGCCCTTGTTGCGGACGCCGTGGCTGATCTGGTCAATGCCGATTTCCTGATAGTAGGACATCAGGGCTTCTTCGTTGCCCTCGCGCTCGTTGTCACCGATCACGCCATCGTTGATGAGGTCGGCCACGAGGTGCATCAGCGCGGTCTCGCCCTTCTCGGTGCGAGTCAGCTCGGTGATGCGCTGGCACACGTTGTTGTCGCCGGTGCCGGTGAAGCGGGTGCTGAAAGCCATGTCGCGCGCGGCGCTCCAGACGTCGCGCGACCATACGGTCTTCTGCTTCGGCGTCAGGGCGGCAAAGTTCGTCATTGCCATGGTGAT